TTTAGGTGAGATGATAACATCAAAAATTGGTCTAGTATCAAAGGTGGTTATTCCACCTGCAACTAAATCTACACTACCAAAAGTATATCCTGATCCTTGGTTTGTTATTATTATCGATTCTACTTTTTGTTCGAAATTGGTTATTATAGTACACTCGGCACCAGTACCATCACCTTTTATAGGAATGTTCCTATAAATTTGATTTCCTGCACCTACCGATACTCCTCTATTTTTTATGATTACGGTCTTTATTGACCCATCTACAGCATTATTTCTAACGGCAGCATTTTCCAAACTGGTTTCCCAATCTGAAGGAACTGGTATATAATCAGTAGATTCAAATTTTACAATATCAGAGGGTTTTATTGTATATAAGTATTTCCAAATATATCCATCATTACTTGATCCTGCAGGTCTTGGTTCTAAATCTATAAACTTTGGTTCATCTAATGATGGTTTTCCATTTTCATTTTCTGGATTAGTTCCATTCTCTAAACAAATATAAACACGATAATCACTATTTAAAACGTAAAAAAATGAAGTGTATAATGTAGAAGAATCTGATATTTTGGGTCTATTTGAGATACTATAATCATTTCTATAATAGTCATAAACCCTTCCAGAAGACCAAGTTATTTTTGGTATTACTAACCTAACATCATCGCTATTAATTTTCTTGAGAGACATCATAGTCTCCCAACAAATATTTTCATCATTAAAACTATCTTTATGTGGAGGCGGATCGAAATCCCAATTAGATAAAACGCTAGATGCATTTGGTAACCCAACAAATGTATAATATGAATTTTGCGTAGATGAAATCGAACTCAAGAAATTTTTAGCATTTAATATTCTAAATTGATCAGTTATAATTGCTGACATTTTTTATATCGTTTTATTTATTTATTATAAAACATAACCGGAATATCTTAATGGTTCAGATCTTATGACAATACCACCTGTAGTTAAACCAGTAATTCCATTATTCCTATATGCATTGTATGTATTTGTTGATGTTGTTTTTGCTAGGGTTATTTTTCCCCAACTATACTCACCATAAAAATTACTAAATCCCAATCCAGTCAAATTATTATAAGAAGATACACTGGATACAACTTTTACTACTGTCGATTGACCACCAGTTGGAACACTAGAAGATGCTATAGATACTGATCTTACGACATAGACATTATCCAATCCAGATGTTCCTATACCAACTATTCCATTGGATGCATCTAACGAAGTTACTCCATTTCCGACTTTAGAATTATAAACGACAAAGTAATCTCCAGGTTGAATTCCACTTATAGTAGTTGCAGTTCCTGATATAGAACTATCTCTTAAATAAGAATTATTTGGTATAAACAGATCAAAAACTAGACCGGTACTGGCAACTCCAACTATTGAGGTCGTTGCAATACCAGTAATAATTCCATGATCTCCAAAATAACCAGTTACTTCGCATTTTTCTTTTTTAACTGATGGTGGTTCAATTAAAACTTCTGGTGGATTTGATTGTGAATAACCAGTTCCTCCAGAAATTACTGCAATATTTGATATTTTTCCTCCATTTATGGATGAAGATGCAGTGGCCCTAAAAGTTGTTCCCAATCCCACTGGAGATTCTAAAATAATTGATGGAGAAGACGTATAACCGCTACCAGAATCTATAATATTGATGGATGTAACTGTTCCTGCAGAAGATACCGTAGAAGATGCATTGGCAAATTGTATTATGTCTTGAGATAATAAAGTTACTTCATTTTGGAAATTTAAATTTCCAGAAGAAGACTCTTTAGATGAATTAAAAAATGGTCTTATATTATCAACATAAAGAACTGTAGTATTTACCCCAACTGTGTTTATTATATAAGAACTTGGATATATTGAGGGTTCATAAATCTTTCTACTCTTAGATACAATTGAAGAGTCTATTAATTTATCTTCAGTTTGTTTTCTTACGAATGTTGGGCGATATAAAGATTGATCTTGAGAAATTCCGGCACTAAAATATAATTCTGTTTCTGCAGAGTTTATATACAATGATGTTATAGTTCTTTTATCTTGATTTAAACTCTGTGGTTGTTGAGAAAAAATATCATATGAAAGTTGTAGTTCGTCTCCCTCTTTAATACTTTCTACAATATCAACTATTTCAGTATCATAATTAATATTTCCCATATAAAATAGTATTTTGCACTTATCTCCAGAAACTACATTATCTGAAGATTTTCCTTTTGGAGCTTCATTAAATATTATCCTATCACCTGTTGTGAAATTATAAGATTCTCCAGGAATTTGTAAAACATCATTTATAAACACTAGTAAATTATTCTGAAGATTTATTTTAGAACCTTTTTCTGATACTAGAGAAAACCTTTGATTATTGATCGTCAATGGAAATCTTCTTGTAATTCCATTAAAAAGACCACTTATATCATCAAATACTTTAAGTGCCCCAATAAACCACCCGGAGAATTTATCAGATTTAACTTCTTCTATGATAATATTGAAATTATTTAACTGCTTTGTTGTATCTGTAGGAATTCCTACTGAACCTCCAATAGGAATTGTTAAAATATCACCCTTTTTATAATTATATCCAAAATTCTTAAATTCAAAGTCTATTACACTAGACCCATTTCCAACAACAATATCAACTTTTGCTCCAGTTCCCACTCCAGAAGATGGGGATGAATATATGAGAGGGATGTTTGAGTATGGAAGTGGATCATCAATTACTAAAATTGGGGGATTTAATGATGAATAACCAATTCCTGGATTAGTTATGGATACTCCAACAATGTTTCCTCGACTTATAGATGCAATTCCAATGTAAGTTGTCTTATTATTGGAGGTTATAACACCAACTCTAACTGGATTTTGTGCCCCTGTTCTATAACCAGAACCACTGTTTCCAATAGAAACTGAAGAAATAGTTCCTGATACGGAAACAACAACAGTTCCTCCTGCAGAAACTAATGGTTGATAACCAAAACCACCACTAGATCCAACAGATACTATAACTCCATTTATCGGTAAACTTGTTGTATTAATATCATTTTGATTTGGAATATTGTTAGAACCTACAAAAAATACTGTAGTTACTCCAGAACTTTCTGCCAAATAATAATTATTCAGTAACGATATTTGATTTGTATTTGGGGATGGAATTTGTGGAATATTATTAACTAATAAAATTATATTGTCTGTAGATATTCCTGATACATTAGTTTCATTATTCTTGAGAATAAATCCACTAGAAATTCCAGTAAAGGAATCTGATACATCATCAAAAATGTAATTATTGCTGTATGTGCTTCTATTCTGATCTGGATACCCAGATTTTATAAAACACCTTCCATGGAATTTTGACTTTTGTAATATTGATGAATCTAAAGGATCTGATAATGTTAATGGTGGAGATGCAAAATTAATATCACTTTCAACTATATTATAGTTACCTACAACTTTAGAAACTATTGTTCCCTGAGAATGTGATTCGGGTTGTGTTCCCAACAAAGATCTATTTACATTAATTAAATTTGTAGATCCAATACCAACAGAATTAATTTTCATAATCTCATTGTCAATTTTTATGAAGTCTCCATTAAAGAATGATGAAATTCCAGTAACATAAACTAAATTCGTTGATATTGAGACTGTACTAGATAATGAAGTCTTAGTTTTAGTTAATGAAATTGGAGACTGAATAATTCCATCTATTGAAATTACTACTCTAGAATTTTGATCAAAGCACGAAAAATAATGAGTTGTACCTACACCAACATTAACTAAATCTAAAGTTACTGGACTTGAACTTAATGCATCTTCAGCACTTTTTGAAAGTTTTATCTTATTATCGCTTATTTTTACGACATATACCTCATTGGGCAATTTATTGGTTGTTCCTATTCCCACCCCAAAATTGGTAGTAACAATTCCAATAGAACTGTTACTTGAACTTGTTCCATTTGAATATGATATTTTTTCTCCAGTAACAAAGAAGTGATTTTCAATTTCTATCGTATTTGCTTCAATGTCTACAATAGATGTATTAGATGCATTAAAAATTCTCTTGAATAGTGGATAATTATTACTACTTAAAGAGAAATCTTTTTTGGATACATTATCACTACTATCAAATTCAAAACTTATGTCATCAATAGGTAAAACTAAATTTCCTGATGATAGTATATAATCCTTCACCGTTTTATTCTTAAATATGATTTCGTCAGAAACTAATGTTGAATCTAACTGGAAACTAGTTTCTGATGAAAGATCAAAGTAATAATTATTAAAATCAGACTTACTGAAAATATCTAATGTTATTGAGAGGTCTGACTGTTTTGTGGTGGATATGCCAACAAATTGACTAGATTCTAATTGATAATCGGAAAAAACTTTAAATCCTTTGGGGTGGTTTAGTGTTAAGACAGAATCTTTCCACGTATCATAATCAATTTTTGATTTTATTGAATATGAGAAATTCTGATAATAAAAACTATCTTGAAGTTTTTGTAACTTATCATTTAAAAATCCACTATTTTGATTCCATCCTTTATTTACTTTTGTTTTTGAAGAAAGACTAGTTATAGATTTAGTTTTATAAATTTTTAAAATTTTTGATTTTGAACCTGTAGATTCTCCTTGAATAATTTCTCCAATTTCAAAGTCTCTAGTTGGATTTGAGATAGTTATAAATCCGGAATATTCATCCCAATTTGATATATACCCTTCAGACTCGTTGGCGAATTCTGTCTTTATTCTTTCTCCTGTCAAATATTCCCCAACCTTTAATGAAATGTTGAATGATGGGAAGTATTTTTCTGGAATTACTCTTCCTAGGAGATTTGAAGAATCAAAAATACCGGGATTTTCCTCAGAATTTAAATAATCATTTAAACTATATGTTATTGTTCCTTCACCTAGACCAGGATTAGGTGTTGCACTTAATACAGAAAATAGTGAATATCTATAATTTTCAGAATTATACCCTTTATCTTCGTTATTTAATACCTTCACATTTTCAATTAATACATTATCCCCCTCTACAAATGGAAAATCTCCATTATATGTGAATGTAGTAGTAACAATTCCAATAGAATTAGATACTACATTAATTATTCTAAATCCATTATTATTATTCGTTGGAATTATTTTTGGGGTCAGACCACTTAAATTTGAAGTATTTTTCAGTATTTTTACATTAGTATCACTTAAAGAAAACTCTAAATCTAAGTCTGTTATTGGTTCTTTAGATTTTTCATCAACTACTATTAATTTTGGTGGAGTAATATAATTTATTCCAAACGAAGAAACTGTTATTTTATCTATTGAATATAAAGATTCTAATTTTAAAACCAATATTGGATAATTGCTAGGCAATAATGTGTAATCGGAAGAGAAATCAAATCCTATATTATTAATTTTAGTACTTTTTATTATTCCAATAGATTCACCAAAGCAATCCAATAAAGCATCTTTTCCAATATTAGAGTTTATTTTTGTTATTTTTGGTAGAGATAAGTAATTTCTCCCTGAACTTGTTATTTTTATTTCAGAAATTGGACCAAATGCATCTTCGGAACTTGTATTGTAAATTAAGGATGAAATTGTTGATGAATAAGAAACAACTTCGGGAGTATTTGGTAAAATATATTCAAATGTTGAAGTTGAATTAACCCCAACAAAAATTGGGTAATCTCCGGAATATTCACTTTTTAATATTGATAATGTATTATTTGAAGATACTAATACATTATCAATTATAAGTTCTTCCTTTACTTTTGGATAAGAAATCCCATCACTAAATATAGGAACTAATCTATAATATAACTTTTCGGGAAAATCGTCCTTTACACTTAAGGTAATCTTTGCATTACTACTAATACCAACAGATCCTTGTTGATTTATGATTAACTCTTCTTGGGAATTGACTATATCAAAACTATTTTTAAAATATGGATCAGTATAGAGTTCAAATTTAAATGCAGAATATAAGTTATTATTTGAAGTATATGATAAGGTAGAGTCTGACAAGTCAAATATAACTTCAGATTCTTTATAAAGTCTTATTTCTGGATTGACTAATGAAATAGATCCATTAGATTGAGAAATTATTCTTAATGTTTTAGGGTTTGTTGAGATTGAATTGTAATAGGAATCTGATAATTTTATAGTATCTTCATCTACAACAAAAACATAATAAATTTCATTATTTTTTAAAGTTTGTGTAGAGAGATCAGTATTGTATATTATTTTTTGTCCAGTTGCAAAATTGTGATTATTAATTGAAATGGTCCCATTTATTGTATTAATTCCAGAAGATACAAAACTTTTTGGGTTTACAATTAATCTTCTTTTTTCATCATTGTATTTTATAATTATAGTGTTTGAATTTTTTGGATTAACATTTATTGAAACCAAATCACCAGTCTTTAAACCATGAGTACTTCCAGTAGATACTGTAATTATATTTTTTGATACTTTTCCATATATCTTATCATAATTTGTTTTAAAACTATGATAAGTTCCTGTTCCTATTCCTGAAAGATATAAAGTTGTTGAATTTCTAGTTTGACTAGTAATACCAGTAAAACCTCCAGTGCTACCAATACCTACCTTTACAGTTGCAATTCCTATGAGATCTTCTGAAATCTTTGCTACAAAAACTTTAGAATAATTTGATAATGAAACATTAGAGATACCATTTATTGATACTTGTATAGAAGAACCTCCATTTGAGGAATAAATTAATTCATCCCCAGTGTTTAATTTGTGGTTTGGTAAATAAATTGTTTTACTTGGAATAAAACGAGATGTTATTCCACTCCCTGGATTCGAAAAACTTAAAGTATATCCAATACCAACTCCCAATCCCAATGATTCTTTGGGGTCAAAATAAAATTCTGTATTTAATTTATACGCAAACTTAGGGGAATATGTATTTTCAAAGAATATTCTTCTTGAATATTCTTGAACTAAATCGAATTTTGAATGAGCAGAACCCACAGTTCCATACACTGATCTTAAAACTCTAATTCTAGAAGATAGACTATCGGTATTTAATACTTTAACTTTTTCTGATCCTATACCCAAAATATCATTTGGAGTAAAAATATCAACATTACCATATATTGAAAAATATGTTACTATTCCAGTTGAAGAAACATTACCAATATTTTCTTTTAATAATGCAGAATTATTAGAGACGTTGATCAGTTGTAAACCATCAAAAGTGTACGTAGAAGTACTTAATCCCGATATTGATACTATTTCTTCATTTTTAAATTCATGAGGATTCTCACAAATTCCAACAAATGAATTGTATTTAAAATCTGGATAAAATTCAACATTACTAACACTAGTCGTAGATGCACTTACATACTGTATTTCTTTACCAACAACTTTAGAAACTTTTGCTATAGCACCATAACCAGATGTTCCGGTATTATCAAATATGACATTATCCCCAACTTTATAATCTTCTCCTGGATTTACTATTTGTATATTTTCAATGTATCCTGGAGTAATTGACTTAACTTCAGAGGATTCTATTCTATAATCTTCTGTATTTAAATAATTATAACTTATATTTTCATCGGTTAATCCATATAAATTAGTATTTCTTAAACATTTCAATTCATTCAAATTAATTTTTTCTTGATTTGAAGATGAAACAAAATTGAATCCATTTGGTTTTGATCTATAAAAATTTCCTATGAAGTATGGGAATCTTGGTTTTTTATACCCAGCAAAACTACTGGATGAGGTTAAATCTATCGTAGAAAAATAAGCATACACGCCAGAAGGAAACTCTGGAGTTACACAAAATCTTCCATTATATTCGTCTAGATAAGTATCATTATTTTTATTTTTATATTCATAATCTTCTATAAAAAATCCTAATGAGAAATTAGGTCTATTTAATACTTGTGAAGTTTTTAATGAATAACCCGAATTTAACTGAACTATACCGCCACTTCCATCTCTATTTGCATATCCATATGGTCCATATATTGGATTCCCATCATATGCCCATCCTATTAATGGAGAATGTGAGGTGTTAAGAGGATCTAAATTATCATTTAATATTTCTTTTAATTTTCTTGGATAATATAAATGTCCATATTGTAATTGATCTTGATTTGAAATTGAGTTAAATAAAACCCCATCATCCAATTGATCAAAAGATTCTAAAAATCTTTCCACTAAATTAATAGTCCAAGTTTGAATATTTGGATATAAACTTACACCACTTCCATTAGAATTTACTATTAGTTGGGTTCTGTTTTGACTATATCCAATCCCACTTTCAATGACTTTAACTGAAGTTATACTACCATTAACTGTAATTGGATTTAGTACTGCACCAATTCCATCTCCAATTATTGAAATCGTTGGAGTAGAATTATAATTTTGTCCTGAAGAAATAATAGATACATCTACTATTCTTCCATCACTTACGACCGGACTTAATATAGCACCAGAACCAGAATCTAAAGAAATCTCTGGAATTCTATTAAAATTTAAAATATCAGAAGACCCATAATTGGTTCCTTTATCACTCAAGTAAATAGAAGATATTCTTCCAGTAAATTTCGGATTAACTTTACACTTAAAGATATCTTTGGATATTGTTCCTCCTACTCCTACATCACCAATAACTTCTACTTTTATCTCTGGGTAGTTAAAAATATGAGTACCAACACCAACAGAATTGAATTTAATATATTGTGCTGATTTATAGTAAAAATCTTTTTCGGTAATCCCAACACCTATTTGGGAAAGAGTGAATCTATTATCACTTAACTTAGTGACAAAGTACTCTTCATTATTTGATAGTCCAGAAATTTCAGTGCCTTCAACTGAATATTTTAATATTTCTCCGGATTGATAACCATGATTTTCGATAGAAACCAAACCGTATCCATAATGAGTACTAATTCCCAATGATGTAGTAGTTCTTTTTTTATTTTGATATCCACTTCCAGGATCAACAATACTAATAGATCCTACTATAATTTTTTTATTGAATGCTAATATTTTATGTTCTCCTACCCCAGTAGAAGTAAATGATATTGCGATTCCAGAGTTAAAATCATCAATGTTGTAGTGAAGTTGAATTTCTGTTGGTGATTTTACAGAAACATAATATGAAGAATTCGTAGATATTCCCCCAATAGAAGTATATCTATTTGTCTTATAGATTACTTTTTCTCCATTTCTGAACTTGTGGTAAGTAGAAAACCCTATTTTTGAAGAAATAGAATTCCCTGTAGTTACGTTATTCTGAGCATCAAATAAAATTTCATGATCTACTAGTTTAATATTTGCTAATGCCTTTGCTCCTGTTCCATTTCCTCCAGTTATATTAATTAATGGAGTTTCTATATAATCAAAACCAGGATCAATAACTTCAATATCAGACAATTCTCCTTCTACTGAACAATACCCAGATGCTCCACTGCCCAAAGAATCTGATATATTTAATGTTGGGGGGTTTATTAAATCATAACCACTTCCTGAAGATAATACTTCTATTGACTTTATTTCACCATAATATATTTTATCTGTGGATTTGCAGTTAAGTATTTCTGTTCCATTTATT